ACGAAACCGAACAAGGTCGGCGACAAATCCTTGAAAAGGCGTATGCAATTTATCGTGAATTTCGTCGAACAATGGGGCTTCGATGTCTATCGCGTAGTCAATTCTACGCAATGTCGCGGCACTGATTAGGGTGTCAAGGACAAACTGGCGATACCGATTTGCCTTTTCGGCATCCAAGTATGTAATCACATAGTTCAATCTCCATTTCTTGGGAGTTTTTCCGGACGGTTTCATGATGTAGTTATTGTAAACAATCGCAAATATAATAAACCCCAAATAAACAGACAAATGAGAAAGCAGATATTGACAGACAACGAGACCAAGTCCTTCTTGATGAAAACATTCAACTGTACCCGCCAAGCGGTATGGCAGGCATTGACCTTCCAGCGCAACAGCGACCAAGCCCGGCGGATACGCCATCTCGCCCTGCAACGCGGCGGCAAGTTGACAGACGGCTATGCACCGAAGTGCGAGACTTCCTACGAAGAAGGAGAAAAAACGATGACCCAGAGATTCGGGTCACGTGTAAAGATAGTGGCGCACAGGGAGACCGGGAATGTATCCGTGTTCGTGGACGACCGGCTGAAAGAGAATTACGAGAATTTGAACGTTTGCAGCCTCATGCAGTTGCAGAGCGAGGTGGAACAGATGGCAGCCGTGTTGTAAGAGGAGGCGATATGGAATACTACGGAAAGATATTGTGCATATCGTACCACGATCTGACATACGACGACCGCCCCGTTATCATCGATGGGAAGGGCGACTACAGCAGAAGTCGTGCGTTGAAAGATGTACATCCGTCGATGCTTTCCGAGGAAGAACTTGCACCCATCATGTCAGAGGCTAATTATAAGCAACTGGCGGCCCGGGGACAAATCAATGTAGTCCGTCAAGGGAAAGGACTCGGGAATTATGCACTGATAGAAGTGGCCACCCTTCCCCTGCGATTTCAGGAGAGGATAAAGCTGAAATACGGGGACATGAAAGACGATATTCTCAGGAACTGGTTCGGCAGCCACTTCCACATCGAACCGAAAGCCCGGGAGTTCTACTCCCGATTCCGTTTCGACAACGGTAACACGCTCCCTCCGGAACGCATACAGGAATACACGGTGAACGCCTCGGTGATAGAGAGTGTATTGGAGCTGATGGCCGACACGGTATTGATGCGCAGAGCCATGAAGGGCGGCCCGGTGAACTGGGGCGAGATGGCGGGGGCGATCAGTTACTATCAAATCGAATTCGGGCATACGTTGCCGATAAGCGCCAACCGCTTCAAGAGGCGCGTGTGGGATTTCAAGGCTCAGGGATATGAGAGCTTAATCAGCGGAAAGTTCATGAACCAGAACCGTCGCAAGGTGACTTACGGCATCGAGCGGGTGCTGCTGGCGATAGACGCCCAACCGGAACAGCCCTATAACACGACGGTATGGGAACAATACAACCTGTTTCTGGAAGGAGAATGCGAATTATTTGACCCGGAAACGGGCGAGATACTCGACCCGGCCGATTTTACAGACAAAAACGGCAACCCGATCGTGTTAAGTCCCAAGACGGTGGCGAACTATCTGACCAATCCCAAGAACAAGGCGTTGAGGGCGAAACATCACATGAGCCAATGGGACTTCAACAACGCCTACCGTCCGTACCATTTACGCTACACGGGAGCCTATTCGCTCAGCAAGATCTCCCTCGACGACCGTGACCTCCCTCGTCCGATGAAGGACGGCAACCGGGTAAAGGCTTACTACGCATACGATGTGGTGAGCGGCGCCGTGGTGGGCTACGCTTACAACCGGCTGAAAACCGCCGAACTATTCCTCGACTGCATGCGCAACATGTTCCGGACCCTTGACCGCAACGGCATGTACATACCGGCGGAGCTGGAAGTGGAGCACCACTTGGTAAAGGACTTCGCCGACGGCCTGATGCAGGCCGGCACGGTGTTCCCGCTGATACGGTGGTGTAACCCCGGCAACTCCCGGGAAAAGCGGGCGGAACATTTCAACCGCCAGAAGAAATACGGCGTGGAGAAGCGCTCGCAGGCGGGCATAGGCCGCTGGTGGGCCCGTCTGGAAGCGAACCGTCCGAAGGAAGAGAAAGTATATGACGAGTACAACGACACCTATAAGGTGAAGAGCTATACCTACGACGAGCTGGTGGCCGACGACATTCGCTCCATCGACGAGTATAACAACCAGCTACACCCGAATCAGAAGCGATACCCCGGCATGACCCGCTGGGACGTATTCTGCAAAATGCAGAACCCGAACCTCCGCCCGTGGGACAAGGCCGTGCTTTACCGGTATATCGGCTTCCACACGAACACGACCATACGGAACAACAGCTATTTCAAGGTACAATACAAGGATTTCCGCCTTCCCGACCCGGAAGTCATCGCCCGGCTCGAACCCCGTAACTACAAGGTTGAAGCCTATTATTTGCCCGACAGCGACGGAAACATCAACGAGGTGTATATCTACCAGAACGGACGGTATCTCGCCGCCTGCAAGCCTGCCCCGCGGTATAACGAGAACACGGCCGAGCAGACCGAGGCCGACCGCGAGGCTTATACCGAACAGGCAAAATATGTAGCCAAGTTCGACAAGATGATCAAGGAGGGCAAAATCAAGCCGTTGGGAATCCTGAGCAAAGAGGCCTCGAAAACGGTATCCACCGTAAAAGCCGAGGCGGTGGAGACGCAGCCCGCCGACGATACGGAAGACTATTCGGCATACCTCAATGTGTCGTCCTTCGAAAGAGACGCCATGTCCAAACTCTAACGATATAAAAAAAACATTCAAACAGCATTCAATATGGAAATAACGAACGAATTGAAACAACGGATTGCGGAGGCGATAGCCGCCGACCGGGAGAATTACCCCAGCGACAACCGCCATGCGACGGCTCTGGGTATTTCTCCGAGCGTGTACAACTCCATCAAAAGAGGAAATTATGAAAAACAAGTGAGCGACGCCAACTGGGTGGGTATCGCCCGGAGGCTGGGTGTGCAACTGCGGGCCGAAATGCCGTGGACGGCGGCCAAGACCCCGACCTATGCGTTTATCAGCAAGCAGTTGGAGATGTGTCAGGAGAGCGGACTGAGCGCCATTCTGTGCGACATGCCCAACATCGGGAAGACCTTCTCGGCGAAGGTGTACGTCAAAAACCACAAAAACGCCGTGTATGTGGACTGTTCGCAAGTGAAAACGAAACTCAAACTGATACGGTATATCGCCAAAGAGTTCGGCGTGAGCAGTTACGGACGTTACGGCGACGTCTACGAGGATCTGGTGGCTTACCTGCGCACGATAGACACCCCGCTTATCGTGCTGGACGAGGCTGGGGACTTGCAGTACGAGGCTTTTTTGGAATTGAAAGCCCTGTGGAACGCCACCGAACGCTGCTGCGCATGGTACATGATGGGTGCGGACGGCCTAAAAGAGAAGATAAACCGGGCCATCGAGGGCAAGAAGGTGGGCTACACCGAGATGTTGAGCCGGTATGGCGACACATACAGCAAGGTGACCCCCGACGATGCCAAAGAGCGCGAGAAATTCCTGCGGGCGCAGGCCGCCATCGTGGCGAAGATGAACGCCCCGGAGGGCTCGGACATCGCCCGGATCGTAAATCTTACCGGCGGAGGGCTTCGCCGGGTATATACCGAAATCGAGAAATTGAGGAGGGCGCAGATATGATGACGAAAATAACATTAGAGGATAGAGGTCAGGACATCTTGTGGTTTAAGGTAAACGAAGACGGGATTGTCGAAGAATCCGGTCCGTTCCAGAATGAAATATGGAAAGACGCATATATTCCTTTTCGGAAAATCCGTGTCGGACAATTGCCCCCCATATCCTTTTATCCGTATATCATATTCAATTTTCTACAATATAGGGTCGTATCAATAGAGCCAAGCCATGAAACTGAAACGAGCGTACAGCCCCAAAGAGGTGCTTAACATGAAGATACCCTGTTACGAGTTCACCGGGCAGTGGCTCGTCTCCATCGGCCGACCTGCCAAAAGCGGGGTGTGGATCATCTGGGGGTCGAGCGGGAACGGCAAGAGCTCTTTTGTCATGCAACTGGCCAAATACCTTTGTGCGTTCGACAAGGTGATATACGACAGTTTGGAGGAGAGCACGGGGCTCTCTTTGCAAATGTCATTGAAACGCCATCGAATGGAAGAGGTACGCAAGCGGCTGCTGATTCTCGACCGGGAACCGATCGATCAACTGGAGGAACGGTTGAAACGAAGGGGCAGTCCCAGAGTGGTGATCATAGACAGTTTCCAATATAGCGGGTTGAGCTACCCTGCTTACAAAGAATTAAAGGAGCGGCATCCCAAAAAGCTGTTCGTTTTCATCAGCCATGCCGAGGGAATGCACCCGGCCGGCAGGACGGCCCGAAAGGTGGAATACGATGCCGATGTCAAAATCATGGTGAGCGGCTTCAAGGCGTGGTGCAAGAGTCGGTTTATGGAGCAACCGGGCGAGCCCTACACAATATGGGAGGAAGGCGCCGCCAAAACATGGATGGAAGATGGACAAAAAGAGAATGCGCCGGAAGAACCTGCTGTATAGGCTCCGGAAGAAGGGCGTGAAAGTCAACACGAGAGAACGCTGTGTTTACCTGCCCTACGGCAGCGAGCCGGACAACATCGCACAGGTTCGCCGTCTGCGGAGAGAATATGATTTTGTAGTACAATTTGAAATAGTATGATCATGGAAAAGACGCAAGAAAACAGATGCTGCATTTGCGGCATGGAGTTCGTCGGATACGGGCATAACCCATATCCGGTGAAAGAAACGGGGCGATGCTGCGGCATGTGCAATTACAGGGTGGTAGCGCCCGAACGATTGAACAAGTTTTACGAACGAAAAAACCACAGAAAAAAATGAACAAGAAAGTGTACATCAGCGGGGCGATAGCCCATTATGACTTGGAAGAGCGCAAGGCGGCTTTTGGAAATGCGGAACGATTCCTTGCCTTGAAAGGCTACAATCCCGTGAACCCGTTCAAGAATGGGCTGCCCGACGAGGCGCATTGGCGGGAGCACATGCGGGCGGACATCGCCCTGCTGCTCGGTTGTGATTATATCTACATGCTTCGAGGCTGGGAGCTGTCGAAGGGCGCCAAGCTCGAGCTCGACGTGGCCAGCTCGTGCGGCATCGAAGTGTTGTTCGAAAACCAGTTTAATCTTTGAATTATGGAAGAAAAACAAAAGGTGCAGGTCGTATTTGAGTTTGACCGGGAAGACTTTGAGTCGATCATGACACTGAAAAGTCCGGAGGAAAAAGAAACGGCGGAAGAGGTGTGGAATGCTATGGTTAAGGAACCGGTGGTTGTCAAGGTTGACTCGCTCGACGAAAGGGATAGATACGATGTGAAAGTTATTATGGTGAGTTGGGCGATGTATGCAATCGCCGATAGATTGGAGGAATGAACATGGCACAGGAAGTAACCAATTTCGCCCGGTTTTACGCCCTGTTCGGCAAAGTGCCCTATTACGGCGACCGGGAAGAGTTCAAGCGCTCGATCGTGAGGCAATATACACGGAATCGCACCGAGAGCCTGCGCGAGATGACCCGGGCGGAGTACAACGAGTGCTGCGCCGCTCTGGAAC